AGATGGTAAAGTATATATTAATTTTAATAATGATATTACATATATGAAATATAAAACATTTATTAATATTTCCAATAATAATTATTTATTAGAAAAAGATGATTTAAATAAATATTATATCAATTATACTTTAAACGAGACTATTACTAGTTTTACATTAGTCTATTTAAATTATGATTTAATTAATACTAATTCTTTTTTTGAAGTAATAGAGAAACATAATATTATATTATTAGAATATCAATTTGCTAGACAATATATAAATAATATAAATAATATTAAAAATGCTATTATTCAAATAAATGGATTAGATTATCACATGATAGATAATTATATAGAAATTAATTATAAACCATCTATTAATGATAATTTTATAATAATAAATAAAATTTGCTTTACTAAATCTAATTTTAAAAATGGAAAACAATATATAATTTTAAACTCTCATTTTATTTTCACAGAAAATATGCTAATAAAAATTATTAATACAAACTATATATTATATAAAGATGATAAAGGTTACTATATTAATATAGAATTAACTAACATAAAATTTAATGATAATATTAAATTATTAGAATATATTTCATTTAATAAAATACAATATTTAGATATTTATGATATTAATTTTACTAATGATACATATATAACATTTAATACTAATATGATAACTCAACAATATTTATTAAAATTATCTCATGATGGAAGATATTATATTGAAACAACTAATAATTTTAATCAAATTACTAGTTTTCTTAATGTTACTATTAGTAATTCAAGTAATATATATTATGGATACTTAAAATATTTTTCTTTAGATTATTCAGATTATACTAAAGCGAGACAATATATTAATATAATAAATTTTACTTATACTGATAATTCTTATATAGAATTAAATAATTCAGGAACTTATTTCAAAATTCACGAAGATAATAAAAAATATTTCATTGAAGTAGATGATAAATTAATTGATAATATTATTACGGCTAATATAAAACAAATAGTACAACCAACTTCCGTTAAATTTTGTGATAATATTGTATATAAAATCAATGTTGAAGAAGATATTACTAATAATTTAACATATCCATATGATTATATAGTTAATGATATAGTACCTAATAAAATAATTATATATGACACGAATACTATATTATTATATCATAATAGTTTAATTAATACAATAAATAATTTAACATATAATTATAGATTAAATCATAATTATATAAATAAAATAAATAGTATTATAGGATTTAAAATAATTTTTGAAAATGAATATCAATATTCTATAAATGATAAATTATATATATTTTCTAGAAATGTAAATAAATATTTTTACAAATTATATATAGATTCTAATGATAATTTATTAATAGATTCGAATAATAAAATAATATTATATATAGATAATAAAATTATTAATTCAATAGTTTATTCTATTTTATATAATGATAGTTATTATATTATTTCATTTTCTGAAAAAATAAAAGATTGTTCAAATATAAAATATAATACAAGTTATGGAATTTATACAAGTCCTAATTTAATATTTTTGCAAAATTCATTAATTCAGGTAACAATAAATAGTAAAAGTAGTCAAAATAATTTTAATGAAATAATAATTAATGAAAATATTAGTATAGGAGAGTATTTAGTATTATATGATAATTTTAGTATTATAAACAATTCAAATAATGGTGTATTTATAGAAACAATGAAACCTGCAACTATAGTAAATAACATAGTAGAAACAACACATACAAATACTATAGTACCTACATATGATAAATTATTTGATTATATTAGATTATATTTTAATGATCAATTAATAGATGAATTAAATGAAAATATTTTTAATATTAATTATAATTTATATGCTTCAGATGAAATGAAAAAAAACATTGATAAACTTACATTAGTTAGGCAATCTAAAGATGGATATCAATTACTAATTCCAATCAATTTTTGGTTTTATAATAATCCTAGTTTATCACTACCCTTAATATCAATGCCATATACAAATATAAGATTAGTATATAAATCTGCATTAAATATAGATATGGAAATAAAATTGCTAACTGATTTTATTATATTAGATACCGAAGAAAGAAAATTATTTGGTTCATTAAAATATGAATATATTATTCAAACATATAAAACATTTCCTTCTATAGGTATAAATAGTTCTAATACAGTTATAGATAAACATTTTTCAGGTTTAATTAAAGATATATATCTAATAACAGATCCTTATATTAAATCTATTAATAATTATGATATTATATTTAATACTTATATTCAAGCATATGATCTATGGTTATTGTTATTGAAAGAAAAGAAACCATTAATTGATGATACTATTATTATAAACGAGAATGAAAATGAATATGAAAAGTGGCAATCAAGTATTGATAAATCTTCATATAAAAGAATTAATAATCTAATTTCCAATTTTTCATCTAATAATTTTAATTTAATTAAATTTTTAATGTTTTTTCAAGATAAATATTTATCATCACCATCATTATCAGATAGTCGAAAAAATTATATTATTTTTATATATTTGAAATATCAATTTAGAAATGAAAAATTAATAAATAATTTACAGAGAATTAATTCGTTAATATTTCATGGTAATGGAACAGAATTATTTAGCAAGAGAGATTATATGTATTTTAATTATGTTATACCATATACTAAATTTAAAAATACTTTACCTAATAATTATTATGTTTACACATTCTCGCTAAATCCACGCGATGATCAATTTTCAGGACATTTAAATTATACAAATTTAGATGATTCTAGTATTACTATTTTATCTAATCCAAATATATTTAAACCATATAATTTACAAATAGTTGTAAAACAATATAATATATTAAAAATTATTAGTGGTATTGGTAATGTACTTTTTAACTAAATGCAGATATTTGTTTTTGTAATTGTAAATATCTGAATTTATTTTTGTAATTATAATATGCAAATTAAGTTTATGAGCTCTAGTTATTTTAGGATTTAATAAAATATTATAAATTAATTATTAAAATATAATCCACCAATACCATTAATTGCTCTAAATAAATTATATTGAATTGCATAACATTTAAAATTTACTGGATTTTTATAATTAATATTTTTATTCATTGTTAATTGTATGTATGCATCATCAATTTTACTAAAATTAATACTACCAGAAGGTTGGAGATTTTTAGGATGTAATGCAAATGAATACATATAAATACCTTTCTGTATTGAATTTAAATCATTTTGATATTTCTGTAAATTAGTATAATAAATAATAGAATTTAAATTCATTCTATTAATAGAATTAATTACTACTAAATTTTTACTTATTAAATTTTCACCATAATTAAAAATATCATTAACAGCAGATGATAAATTTGATAATAATATACACCTCCACACAATTAATTTTATAGGATTATATAATGATAATTTATAAATATTGTTAACAGAATTAATTATTTGATCTGGTAATGTTTGTACTACTTGTATTACATACTCATGAGATTTATTAATAAAATTAACTCTCTCATAATTATCAATATATATATAATTAACTAGTAAATAAGCATTTAGTAGAGATGGTATATTATATTGTAAATTATTTGTATTTTCTATTACTACTGATTGTTGCATAGTAACTGATATATTAGAAATAGATCCTATTATAGATAAATTATTAGTAAAACTACCACGAATAGGATTAAAATTTAATCTTTGATTTAATGGATCAAAACTAATAAATTCCCCTATTATTATATTATTTTGTATTAATTTTTCACCAATAGAATAACAACAAATATTTTCATTAATAATTATGTAAGAATGGGGAGATACTTTATAACATGAATTAAAATCATTGAATTCTACATTTATTTTAATATCGCTATTTACTAATGATATTAATGGTATAGCTAATCCTGTATCTAAACAAAACCAGAAACATAATGGTATATATATAATATTACTTTTCTTTGAATAACTATAATTAATTAGATATTGTTTATTACCAATTATGTTATTATAACTTTTATTGTGTCCATAATTTTTAGTTAATTCAAACCAAATATTTAACCAATCACCATAGTGTTTATCTATAATAGATCCTTCTATTTCTATTTCTATATTATTAATTAAAGCTATTCCTATTTTATCTACCCATTTAAAATTTAAATCAGAATTAATATCTG